AATTGACTAAATTTTAAATAAAAGGTGCGGTTAGCAGCGGACTTTTAATCCGTTGGTCGAAGGTTCGAATCCTTCACGACCCACCAATTCTTTCTTAAGTGGCGATAAAATGGCGGTGAAATTTCCATTTTTTACACTTTCATTCATAAATTATTTATCTTAGTGGCGATGCCGCCAATCATTAAAAATGAAATTAAAATTTCTTATTAACTATCACGTAAAAGATAAAAACACCTTATAAATCAATATGCTGTAATCGCCTACAAACTTATACAGATCTCTTTTAAGTGAAAAATACTGTAAAACCCCGTAAATTTTACAGTTAAGATCTCTATTCTTTCATTAAAACGATCTCTTTTACTTCAACCACTTACCCAATTTTTCAATCTGAAAATTAACTGAAAAAATGTAAATTTTTAACGCAAATTCGGCGGGGGAGGAAGTGGATTTTCCGTGCCTTGTGTTTTTACGTGAAAAATTTCCGTGGAATTGTTTTATCTTGCTTATTACGTAGATTTGTTTGCTATAACAATAACTTAGATTTTCCGTGGTTGATGTTTCCGACATACATGTAGGAAACATAAAGAAAAGCCGCAACATTGTGCGGCTTTGGTTTTATATGAATTGCGGTTGTTATTCAATAATCGGCGTGAGTTTACCTTTGATTGTTTTTGCTTGGCTTGCCTGCTGGGTGAATGTGCTTGCTTGATCTGGCGGTGGTGAACCTCTGTGCGTATGCGTTGCCAAGGTGCTTGCAACTTCGCCTAATAGTTGAATGGTGTCTTCCAGTAGTCTAAAAATATTCTGACCTTCTGACCCCATATAACTTAATGGCGCGACGATTTTATTTTTCTCGTCTGAAACGCGTTGCGCTAGTCCTACAATTTTTTCTTGCAGTGTTCCGCCTGTTCCTACGGTGCGATTGCTTGCCGTGGTGTCGTTGATACTGCCTAACACGCTGATAGTGTTATTTCCGCCAATAGTTTCCGTTTTATCGGAATCAATCGTCACATTTGACGTGCCGATTTGTTTTACTTCGCTGTCGGTTTCGATGTAGCGTTCAAAGGATTTATCTGTAATCTTCTGATCAGTTTCTCTAATCTTATTGCCTGCTGCATCGGTGCGTTCATACACTTCTGGGCGTTGCTGTTTGAGTTGTTCTCCAGGTGCAACACTTGGTACTGTTTTTCCTTGTGCTAACATCGTGCGCACAAAAGGTTGATCGCTTCGCCCATAAGCAAATCCCACTTCTACCATCGTGCCAACTTCAGGAAACGCAAAATCACCACCTTGTGACCCTGTACTTGTTACAGGTAACGGTACTGCAGGATAAACTGGCACAGTTTTATCCTCGTTTCCGTTTTCATCTAGTAGTTGCAGTTCAACGGCATACTTCGGGCGGAATGGATCAGAAATATCGCCACCACTTGAAGGATCGGCAATGCCAACGACTTTTGCATATTTTGGTAAATGGTACCCGCCCGCTAATTCGGGGAATGTTTTTTCCATTTGTCTTCGTTCTGGGCTCTTTTGTTCAGGCTTACCATCTTTACCTAAGTTCTCCCAGGTAAGCACATAATCATCGCCAAATAGTTCAACCTTTTGAATTATATTGCCATTGATAATCGCTCCAGGACGAATAGCAGCAGTGATAGGAATCGTCATATCATTACTGCCACTGGTTAATGTCATGCCTTCGTCAAACTCAATGTTTTTACCCGCCCACCGTGAATCTTTGTGCGAACCAATAAACAACGAACCATCGGGCGATTGTTGCCACATATAATCAGCGATTTGATATTGTCGCCCGATATTGGCTAAAAGCTGATAACCGCTACCGTTATGCGTAAATAACGAAATCGGCGTATCTGCGTAATCCGCCTTAGGCACTTTCACCGGTATTTTAGTTTGGCTGGTAATCCACGCGCACAAATCGCGCAACGTAATATGACGATGCGAACAATTTAAAGGCTTTTCAAACACGGCCACTTTTTCGCGAATAAATAATTTTTTATAGCCGTTTTCTGCGCCTTGTTCACGTTCCACGATGCCATCGAACCATTTGTAATAGTGATCATATTCGCCCATTTCAAATACCGCACTTTTGCCAATACAGTCTTTATCTGTGCGAACGGTTACAAATCCACGCCCCGTATTATTAAGTTCTAAAACGATGAGTTCATCAGCTAGTTCCAATTCTTCACCATCGATAATACATGTTTTTATAATTTTCATTTATGAACCAATCCAATCATCTAAATCTTTTGCCCAGCCTTTTCTTTCATTCGACTTGTTTTCTTCTCCTGATTTCCCTGAATGTTCGATATCACTTTTATTTGTCGATTGTGAACTTTGTGCCGATGGTGCTTTTTCCCCTTGTGCCTTGGCTTTGGGTTTTTGCTTACGTTGGTCTTTTTTCTCGGCTACAGAATTCACTTCACGTAAAGTAAACGATATAGCCCACCCTAACTGCCCGCTCTGTTCTGCTGCCGTCACTTCACCACTAAATTGCACCTCGCGCATGTTGACTGCCTCAGCAATCGTGCAAGATACTCGATATTTAGACTGTTCACCTTTACCGTCTTCAGACTCGGCAAGATTAAATAAATCTGTTAACCACTCTTTACGAGCATATGGAATAAATCCGGTAACGTTTAATTCTTTGGCCTTTACGCCTTTATCGGACTTTTTAGTACTAGACTTCTGACCGCTCATATCCTTTTCTTCGCGTTTAACTGACACGCTCATCATGATATTGTGCAAATAAATTGGCGTGCCATTTAATGCAAGTTGTACACTTGGATTACGTTTCGGCATTTTGCAACATTCCTCTAATATTTGTTAAATCTGTGCCAATAAACATCACACAAGCAGTAAACACATTACCCGCTGTCGGCACATTCAATTTTATTTTTGTTTCCGCCACCTCAAGGTAATCCGAAACAGAAAACGCATATACATTCGCCGATGTATTCAGCATTTTTTCGACCCTTTCATTGTTTGCTTTGTCGCGTTCTTTTTTGGCTGCCTTTAACGCCTCAATCATTGCCATCGGGTCTTTAGTTTGTGTGGCAACGGCTGCTGATGTCGCATTGCGCAAAATGCTTTGCATCGTGCGGGCGGAACCTGGCGTAATATCTGCACTATTGGAAAATGATGGGCTTGCCATGGTTGGCGTTTTTATCATTTTTGTTTCTTGTAAATCTTTACTGGATTTCGCATAGTCTAGCGCTTGCTTAAATGTTGGCTCTGGCAATAGCTCACGCACTTTTTCCAACTCTGCAATAAACTGATCAATATTGCTATTTGTCACCATAATTGCGATCACATCTTGCGTGCCTTTAGGTCGATTCGGATCGGCATAATCAACCAACTTTGCCGCTAGTGCTTTCACAGCATTTTCGGGTGACAAATAGTGATTTGATTTTTCTTTGATGCCGTGCGACCAATTATGCACACCTAATTTAGTACCACTTACAGATAGCGAAAAAGGGGAAATAATCCCCTTTTGTGCGTTTTGTAATGTTGTTTTAGCCTGTGGGGATAATTTTAGTTTTTGTTGTTTCCACATATAAAAACCTACTATAAGTTCGTAAAACTTTTTGCACAATATTGAAACTTTTATGCAAAATACAGATTAAGTCTAGACAAAAACGCTCTTTAAATCGTCATTAAAAGGCGTTTAGATATATAAAATTATCTTAAACTCTATCTGGCCAAGGGTCGGACGTTGTCCACATCATGGCGGGCGGTCTTAGATTTTTTGGGCCAATGTCAGGTATTGCATCATTGCCTTTGACTTTAGGGTCTGCGTGGTATGGAGTGAATCGCATAAAATTAGCATCGCCCACACCTCCCACATAAATACCTGCAACAGCTCGATTGGTATCATCATCGTATAAACTGAAACCACAGGAATCGTCAGCTCTAAAACCGAGCGGAATCCCACTTGTACCAATAACCTCAACTCGACCTGCTTGTCGTGGACTATAACCTTTTTCGGTTTTGCCTAAATAACCAAACAATCCCCAAGACAACCCGCCCATATGGCATGATACAAGATTGCCTTGCCTGCGGAATTTAATGTAAGCACCAGGCTTTAGGTTTTTAGTTACAGCATTAACTAAACCGGTATCACCATCTGTAACCACCCATTTTCCATTGCGTTTTTGCCACTTCCATGCGCCCACTCGTCCGCCATCTGACGATTCATAAATGGTGCCGTTAGGTTCTTGCCCTGTTATTTTGCCACCTGTGGTTTCTGGCTTATCTGGGCGACCGCTACCAAGCACAACAGTTATGGCTTTAATATCTCGCCCGATTTGCTCGATGACCTCGGGCAGTTGTTCTAAAAGGCTCATTAGCTATTTTTCCCACGTTGATAAGCTGCCTTTAAGTCCATTGCTTTTAGCGCGTTAATTTGCTCAATCACCTCATCTAGGCTTGATTTAAATTCCGTGAGTTTAGTCGTTAATGCCTCAGGTGCACTGCTTCCACTTGCTTTGAGTTTGCGTAATTCCTCTGCAAGCTCACGGAATGTGTCTAAGTCAGCCGACACTTCGCCACCGAGTAAATCCGCTTTGAGTTGGTTGATTTTCGCTTCGAGCTGTTGATAAAGGGCTTTATCTTGCTCACCTAAGTAAGTTGCAAATTCGGTTAATAATTGTTGGATTGTTTGTGTAGTCATAGTTGTCCTATTTTGTGAGGATTAGTCGAAAGACATTGCCCTGTTCCAAAGGGATTGAGACTTTCATAGTCGTCCTATTTTGTAGTTGAGGATTAAATCAGGTAGCGTTGGGACAATGGGTTTTTCTGTATTTATCACCTTAAATCCTTTAGCCACCGTGATATTAATTTTGGTTTTGGGCTTGAGTGCAACGGAAATTATGGGCTTAGATTGCAGTTGCACCTTGATTTTGTTTTTGGGTTTAGCGTTGAGACACGTCATAGGTAATATCCTTACGGAGAGTTATCTTCCCCCCGCACAGGGTTTTGACGAGCCCTTGCCCATTGGTTTGTTGCAAATCCCACTTAGCTTGCACCCAATCGACTTGCTCGGTTTTATCATGTGAGATGATAAGCGTCACTTCGTTATTTTTTACCGAGATGCTCCCATTTGTGCTAGATAGGCGGATTCGCTCACCTTTGCTGACAGGCACAATATCGCAATCAAAATGGCTATCTGTAAAATCAACAGGCGCATTGTCATCATCGGTAAAAATTAAGGTTTCTGTTTCATCATCGCCACGAATCCAATCAAAATTAATTTCCTGCATTTTACACTCCCAATATAGCTGCCAACTGATTCGGGCTAAATCGCCAGCCTTCTTCGTTGCCTGAAAGCGCATTAAAGCACCATTCAGAACAAAAATATTTCGAGCGTTTTTGTTTGATTCCAAGCACGATACCTAACGCTCCCCACCAGTCATATTTCTTGCCTGAAGTGCGGTTAAAATAGGCTTTGATTTGCGCCTCTGTGACATCGTTGAGTGGGATTAAATCCCATTTGGTGTTATCGGACACATCAATCTGTTTACAACGCACGCCGCCATCTTGTACCGATGAAGAGTAGCAGTCATACACTGTTGTATGCTCATAATGATGCCCGTTGCCAAACTCAATACGCTCAATGGCAATCTCGCAATGCGAGTATTGACCCTTCGTGAAAAATCGAGTAATGCGGTCGGCGATTGCTTTAACTGGCTCTTTTCGCCAGTCGCGTTTGTGCTTGTACATCGCTAAATAAACCTTAGCCATTTTGGCCATTTTGGTATGCCTCCATCAAATTATCCATTTGCTTGATGATGTCATCATGGATTGATTGTAGTTGCTCAAGCGTGAGATTAGGGACTTGGAGTTCATACTTGCGCATACGTTGGTTGGCGAGCTCCATTTGTAGTTTTTCCAAGCCTGCCGCCTGCGTCAAAATCAGGTTTGTGGCGGTCTTATTATCCAGTCTTGCACGTTGTGCAAAGTCTGAGATATAACGGCTACATTCGCCTTCATAATTTGCAGATTTATACGCTTCTGCGGCGGCTTGGCGTTCACGGTACTCCGATTCAAATCGAGTCCAAGTGCTGTAGATTTTTGCTGCGTGCTCATCGATGTTGGCGATAAGGCGAGTTTGAGTTTCAGCTAAAAGTGCGGTTTGTTTTTCCTTTGATAGCTCAAATGATTTTGTTGCCATGTTGAAAACATGCGATGGACTAGGAGCTTTACCTGAGCATTTGACTTTGCCATCTTCAATCCATACTGCGCCACCGCCAGTAATACTGAGGGATATATCATCAATTTCCGCTTGAGACTCAACCTTGACCCACTGGCCATTATTATCATGCGGGATATAATCCGGCAAAAATTGTTTTGTGTCTAAATTAAATAACATCATATTTACCATCCATACCAACCAATAGCGATAATATTTAACCCTGTGTTCCCAGAATTAAACACCTCCACAACGTTACCGTTTTGGATATTTGCTCCAACAATATGACGTCCGCTCCCCACATCCATTACTTGTACTTGGCAAGACCCATTAAAAGACTCGGGCAAATTAAGCTTGGCATACCCATCAATTGTTGCCCCCATGATAATAGTGCGCATTACCCCATTATCGCCCATTGGCACATCATACACTTCGGCACCATTGTAATGATTTGGGTAATACTGGTGGCGGAATCTATTTTTTCTGTAGGTATTTTTTAACTCTTTCCATACATTATTAATATCATTTTGTTTAGCAAAAAAATCATGCAACCAACCGTAATTTTTAACCCAGAAATTACCACTCCCACTAGCGGTCGCTACGTTTACCCGACGATCTGAATTAAAATTATCACCGCTAGGTGTGGCAAAAAATCTTAAATCTGCGGAATATTCGCCTACGTCATTTGCTCGAATTGATACTTGCGGATAAGATCCATTTGTAGTAGTAAAATCAAACCCAGCTTCTTTCGATGATGTGGATTTAACGCCGATCCAACTGGCTTCGTTTTCAAAGAAGAAACGCCCGTTGATTGTCTTATCGCCTTGATCAAGTAAAACTTCTCCACTTTTACGGGGGAGTTTCACTTTATATTTATAATTACCATTATTTTCCGCATATACGACACTTGCAAAATTACCATCTGAAGTTGGGGATGATTCCCAACGCACCGCATGACCATCATTATTAAATGTGGCAACCGCCGAATAATTACCAGCTTTAATAAAAAGATGTCCTGTCATCGTATCGCCTGATTTCGATACACGATTGTTGGCGTTGTTATTGGCATCATCTGCCGCATTTTTCGCTTCCACACCTTTGTCGTAAGCGGTTTTAACCGCCGCACTCGTCGCAACATCATCTGCACTATTGCTATCTACGCGAGACGACTTTTTACTATTCGGAATATAATTTCCCAAATTACGCGTAATTGCATCAATTAATGCTTTTAAGCCTTTAATTGCTTTCGGGGTTGCCGCCATATCTTCGGCATCTGAATCATAGCCTGAAAATAATTTTACAATCCCCTTTTTAACTAAACTTGCGATAGGTAACTTGTGCGTATGACCCAATTTATCTTTAGTGTTTTCGGTTGTGTCATCTAATGTAAGCGGATTCATGCCTAAAAACGGCGATAGTAAACGGCGATCTGTCACATTACCTTGGCTGTCAATATCCGCAAGAATTTGCACATAGTGTTGGCGGTTTGCAGTATCTACATAATCCGCTTTTGATTGCGTGAGATACTTAATTTCGGTTTGGTATTCTCCCGTTACGGTGCAATGATGCACTACATCGGCATAAACTGAGCATGGTAGATTGTTTGCGGTGAGGTTATAAAGTGCGGATAAATCCATACGAACGCCTTCAACATAAGCCGTGCCAGGTTGAATCGTAAATTGATTGCCTGTTTTACGTTTAACCAGAAAACTATCATCGAAAAATACTGCTCTGCCATACAGATCACGATTGGTTAAACGATTTTTTTCATCAAGTCCATGTAAGCGCACAGTAAAATCAATTTGCCAAGTGTTCGCATTGACATTAATGCCCGTTAGAGCTTTTGCGCCACTAAATTCTAAAAGTATATTGCGCGTAATACTGTTGCCTTGCACAGCATTTTTATTGCGAATTTTCTTTACTGGCGCAGTTTGCACAGCAACAGCAAGTATATTTTTTGATTTATTGATCAAACCGATGAAATTAAAATCAAAATCGCCCACTTCAGTGCCAATCGTCACCGAATACACAACGGAATTTTCATTGATTACGCCACTTTGTGATACCGCTTGACGGTGTACAATTTGCGCCGATGTTGGCATAGTGAGATGTTGTGCAAGATTATTCTCGTTTAACCCTGGAATATTGGCGAAAATAAATTCATCAAACTGCACTGTGCCACGTGCAATAGTTTCTTCTGCAACGTAGCGTTCAAATTGTGGCGTAATTAAACTTGCCATAAATAAACCTCTTATTATTGTTATTGTCAGTTTACTTTCACGTAAAAACTTTGGTAATCGTGATTAAATTCGCCATGGTGAATCGTCACGCTTTCTTTCGTAATCACTTCAAAGGTATAACGCCGACAAGTGCGGCCATATTTTCGAATAATTAAATTGAGTAATTCTGTTTTCTTCGCTAACTGGGAATCACTGATTCGAATTTTGATCACATCCCAATTTTCTCTGTCAAAACGTTCTTCAATTTCTACATAGCCAATGCCTAAGCGTTCAAAAATGCGGATAAAGCCCGCTTTACTGCCCGCATCTTTCGCATTTAAAAAGGCATATTTCACACGCTTGCGGAAGAGTTCTAACGGCTCGCCCTCAAATCGTTCTACGTCGCGTTGATAGGCGATTAAATTTAAAATGCGTTCACTGCAATGTTCTTCATCTAAAATATTGAAGGGAAATTTGATCGCACTTAAAACATAATCCCACCATTTTCCGAATAGCACGGCGATTTTGCTTAATTCGCCTTTATCCATCCAAAAGGGCAATTTTATTTTCATTTTCGCCCCTTACTTTTGCACAGTGACCGATAACTGCTGAATACGCGGAATTGATAACTCGCTTTGAATGTCGCTTTGCCCCCACACGATAGAGGAAATTTCGCTGATGTTGTCGTGGATTTCCTCACCTAATTTCGACCAGCTAAAACGGCTAAAAGGGTAAGTCCTTGTTACACCATAATTATTATTTTCGCGGAATGCACAGCGGATCATATTTTCCACTTGTTGTACGATTTCTTGTTTACGCATGTCGCCGACAAAAATGGACGGCTGAAAGTAAATGGCACACGTTAAATTGTGTTTTGTTTCCGGCATAGCGTAGCAAATCAAATCATCACCGTGACCGTGAAAGCCCTCGTCACGCACATGGCGATTGACTTTATCAATAAAGGGCTGACTGGTTACACCTGTGTCTAACAACAAATAAGCATTTGCTGTACCTGGCCCACGTGGCGCATCGTGTTTAAAATAAATTCTATCTACAGATAAGGCTGCGACTTTCGCAATCATGCCTTTGTAAACACTGTCAATATGGTGTTGCCCAACACTCGAAAATTGCGTGCGATAACGTTCTCGTAATTCGTCGTTAGTTTCTCTGTCAGCACCTGGCGATGTTAGCCAATCTTCTAAATTTTCTACCGCACTTACCCCTGCGATAGATTCTGGCAAAATACGGTAATAACCTGCAGCCAAATTGAAATTTGCGCCAGCCTGCTCTGCGATTACTGGCACAGGCGCGCGCAACACACCTTTAGGAATAATGGTTTCTTGCGTGACAATCAAACGGAAAATCACATCATTAATACGCTCTGTCTGAATCACAGTGCCCGCTTTAATTGTGAGATCGGTTACCTCGCTTTCTTTTGTAAAATGCACGACACCTTCTGCTTTTGTTGCGGCTTTAAAATCTAAGCCCACTGCCCAGGCTTGAATTTGTAACCAACTATCTTTTGCCGTTTTTACAAATAAATTCGGTAGAATTTCAGCAATTAAATGATCTGCCAGCCACTTCACAGGCTTAACAGCAATGGCAGTAATTAATCGCCAGAATGGACTCATTCTGCTTGTGTTAGTAATTAAGCCTTCTTCTGCGGTTAAGCGTTCAAATTCTTGTCGGATTTGCGTTTCTTCTGTGGGCAATCCGCTTTCAGCTAACATTTGTTTAAAATTTTCACTCATTTAAACGTAACTCCAATTCATCAATTCGCCCAAATTCATAAGTTTCAGCGGTAATAAATAACTGCCCTAAACGTTCTTCGCTAATGGAAACGGTACCAGGAATCAAGCGCACATCTTCTTCAACCAATAACACCATTTGCAAAATAATATCGCGACGTAAAATGCGCGAACGCTCCGCGATAAGTTGTGTCGCCAATCCACTTTCTAAAATGGCGTGTTTAATATCTTGCGCAATAGATATTCGGTTATCGCAAATTAACGGCTGATTGCCGCTATCTAGCGTAATGTCTTCGCCCGTAATCAGTAAATCAAGGTAAAGTTTTTCCATTTATCACCCCGCGGCCAACTGTTCACGATTGCGCATTTCTTGCCATACTTTGTTTCCATCGTTGCTGTTGATGGTGACACCGCCGTAATTAATCGTTTTCGTGGTTTGTTGGTTTTGTGTAATGGCCTTGCTGACCGAACCGCTTGGCATTTTGGTGAATTGCGGTTGTGTTTGCTCGCTCAATTCAAATTTTGGCGAGGTGGTATTTAATGCGCCAAGCTGATTTTGCATTTGCAATGCTTGCGTACCGATAGATGCCCCCACGGCTGTCGCACTGCTTTGCATTGGTAAAGCGCCATCTTCCCATTTGGGGATCAGCGGGATATTAATGCCTGGCAATGAATTGGCTTTTTCAATGATAAAATTGATAACCGAAGTGAATGCATTGACGATACCTTTAAACGCATTTGAAAAGATATTGCCTAATTCTGATGCGATATTTAAGAAACTTTCAATTGGTTTGTTACTGTCCCAAAGTGCGGTTATCGCATTCCAACCTTCAGTCATGGCATCGATAGAAATCGCAAATACATCTGCCATAAACCCGAATGAACGTGCGACTAATTCCACGGCATTAAGCACAATATTAAATACGGCACCTAACGCATAGCCCATATCTACGCCGAATTGTTGGAAACTATATGCCGAATCGGATGCACTACCGAATAAGCCAATAATTTGCCCAATAGTTGAGCCGATGCGTTGCAATGCACTCCATACAATCCCAAAAGCAGAAAACAACGGCGCGAAAGATACACCAGCCATTTTAAATCCTTCGATAAAGCCAGCTATAAATGCCATAAATTGAGAACGGAATTTATAAATTACAATACCTAACCCAATCACAGCACTTACGACTAACATAACTGGGCTGACTAAGAAAGAAAATGCCACACCAATTGCCGAAACAATACCACTCATTAAGGTAAGTGCGGCTGTTAAACCGGTGAATCCAATTAATGCCCCCACGGCATAGCCAATCCAACGCGCAATATTCTTATAAGCCCTTAACCAATTTGTGAACTCTTGCCCCATGTCAGCAATGCGATTCATCACAGGCTCAAGTTTTGCAAGGATCTGTGTGCCAATGGCGATTTTGATATTTTGGAAAATGGCAGTAAATCGCATCCATGAGTCTGTTACCGTTTTTGATATTGCCATTGCATCATCAAGGGTTTTCATTTTGTCGATTTCATCAATATCCGCTTTAAGTGTATCAATCTTCGGTAAAAGATTATTAATCACTTGTGCCGCCTCTTTAGTACCAAAGGCTTTTTGTAGTTCATAAAGATTTTCTGAATTCAACTCGCCATATTTGCCTTTGATTTTTTCTAAAATATCAATCATCGGCAACATTTTGCCTTGTGAATCAAGGAACGATAAGCCCAATTTTGATTGTGCTTTTACTGCGCCACTTAAAAAGGCCGCGTATTTTGTCCCCGCTAAACCTCCCTCAAACACATTTTGCAAGTTACCAATAACGGCAAATTGCTCAGCAGTTTTAATGCCGTGGTCTTTCGCAGACGAGCCCAAATTAGTGTAAGCCTGCATTAAGGATTCGCCCGATGATTTGAATTTATTTGCGGTAACGGTGGCTTGTGCTGAAATTTGCTCAACCCACTTTTCTTTACCAATTTTTGCCGCCTCGTCACCAAAAATACCGTATAACTGGGAAATATAAGAACCCATGGCTTTTACGTCTGAACCAGTGGCTTTGGCAAGAATGTTTGAGCTTTTAGAAAAGGCGACGAGTTCGCTATCGGTTAAACCGTCAATGGCGCGCGCAATTTCATTCGTAGAACTCACCACATCAGTCGCCGCACCGCCATAGGTTGCGGAAAAATCAAGGGCAAAATCGGTGATTTTGTCTAATCCCGCTTGTTCGCGCCCAGTAGCTTTAATTTCATTAAGTGCACGGTTGAAATCAATGGCGGGATCTAGGGCGTTTTTCATCGCTGCACCCGTGGCAATAATGCCTGCCGCACCTAAACCGATACGGCGCATTGCATCTTCACCACGCTTGCCTAAATCATCAATGGTCTTCATCACGCCTTTAAGTGGCGCGGAAAGCTGATCATTTAAGCTGATGATGTACTCAAGCCCCTGAATTGCCATTGTTTAACCTTAAAATACCTTGGCTATACCGCTTGCTACGGCATTTGCCTGTTGTTCAAAATACTGTTTATGTAACCATATTGCGCGCGCTAGATTGTAGTCGCTATTATCTGCGTGTGGTAAATAGTGCATGCGTAGCGCAATAGCTTGCGATAATCCATTGCGCTCTATGCTATCCACACGCGAGGCTAGTTTTTTACCGTAATATTAATTTTAGGTACCAAGACCTCATTCACTTTTCCCGCAAGTAAACCTGCAAGACCCGGTACATTAATGATTGCTAATAAATCTTCTTTTTGCTCACGCGCTACAATCGCAAGTAGATAATCTTTGATTGGGGTCACCTTATTGTCAGTCGTAATGTCATTCATCATTTGATCATATGCGCTGTTGTCTCGAAGAAAAGTGAACTCAACCCCTTCAACATCGACTTTGACCGAATCTTTAAGATTGCCAGTAAGTTTATCTAACAAAGTTTGTGCGGTTGTTTTTTCCATTTTTAGTTTCCCTTTTTGTTTCTGGTTTGGTTGTTAAAATCGGTGATGCACTTATTGATAGCTACGTAAGCCGTAGTGCAAATTTCAAGGCGGTCTAACGCCTGATTTAAACTCTCTGCTAAATCGCCGTTAGTGCGAATATTCACGCTTAATGCTCTGCATTCGGTGGTTTGTGGGCAAATCAACCGAATATTATTTGGCTTGGGTGCGGTGGTTGAGCACGCCAGCAACATCATTAGGCACGCGGCCATAAGTCCAATTTTTATTTTCTGCATTGTTTAGCACGTCCTTTAGTTGTTGCCGGCGTTGTTCGGCTTTTTTGTTTGCTTGGTTGAGTTGATAGGTCAATTCCGCATTTTGCGTTTCATACCGTTGCAACATCACTTTATTTTGTTCGATAGTTTGTTCGCTTTGTATTAATAAAAGCGCGGTGGTTTCTGCCTGTTTTTTATAGTGCAATGTAGATCCAATACAACCAACAAACACAATAAAAAACACACCAATAACCAAGAATTTAAAATTCATTATTCCCCCAAACAAATCGCTTTTTCTTTTGTGCGACGCATTTGTAAGCCTTTCAGCACACGCCCACCTGATTTGTTGAAATCAGGAATGTGATTACACATTAATGACCAGTCTTGCGCTCTTGCCGCACGATAAATCGTTGTAGGTAATGTCATACCATGTTTTTTACTGTAATACCGCTTGATATTGCCACAGCCTAAATTAAAGGCTAAAGACACCATGGCATCATATTGCCCTTGATTCATCTTGCGCCCATTAAAATCAGCATTAATGCAGTTTTCTGCCTCTTTAATGTTTTGGCGTAAATCAGCTGCCACTTCATCAATAGTTAAAATCTTGGTTTTATCCACGTTATGTGTATTTCCAACACCATTAGTCCATACATCGGCAGGACATTTATATGGATTGCGCACACAGCCTTCCAAATTAACAATCATGTAAACGGCTTGTGGGCTGACTTTGTTTTGTAATTCTTCCGATAAATCTTTTTGTTGAGCGAAAAAAGCAGTTGCAACAGCTGCAGCTGAACATAAAATCATTGCACCGAATTTTTTACTCATCACTAATCCCTAATTTTTTCGCTTCAATTTTCGCAGCCAACATTTTGTAGGCTAATTCATCTTTTCTTGCCTGCACGTCTTCTTTGTATTTTCGGTAAGCGATCCATACAGATGCTGCTCCAAATAAAATACCGAATATTGCAGCCCATTCATTTAGTGTAAGCCCTGACACAAAGGCAACAACAGACGCAATAAAAGGCTGAGTACTATCCATTCTGTTATTCATAAAATCACCTTAAAATATTTAGGAAACTGACCGCACTTGCTTGTTTATAATTGTTATACGTCAGCACGGCCAGCACCTAAACACGGTTAGCCGATAAGATCACGCGTATCTTCATCGGATAAATACGGCACACCATTAATGCGCACGAAATCCGGGCTTGTGACAAAATATTTCAATTTTTTTGTGCTTTTCGCACCGCCTTTGGGGTCGATGTTTAGCACGTCAGTTAAAATAATTTTGTTACCGTAGGTTTCCACTTTGTCGCGCACACCGCCTCGCATCGCGAAGAAGGTAAAATCTACTTCCGGCAAGCTACGATAACTGCCTGCACTTGCTGCAGCCTGTGATAATTTTTGAAAGTTTTTTGAATCGAGCTCAATTTCACCTTCTGCAGCTACATCACCGCTTACCCAACCATCAGGAATACCACGGGTTAAAGCCACAGCACTATTATCACTAATGGATAGATTCACTGATTCCACGTGGATCGGAAAGCCCATCATGTAGAAATCAAAACTCATTCCGCTGATTCGTTCCATTTATTAATCTCCTAAGGTTTCTAAATCTAAGAAAATGTTTGCCGTAATATCTTTCGGGCAATCGTAAGGGCGCACTTTGATGTAAATCGTCACCTTGGTTTTGCTTTGCCACACAATCGTGATGGCATCATCTTTTGGTGGCATACATTCGCCAGGAAAATCCTTGCCGTTGATGGTCGCAGATTTGCTCATATCGCGCATCGGTTTGGCAAAATATCCTTGGTGATATGCGGTACTTGATGTTGTGGAGTTAAAAGAGCGGTCAGCAATTTTTGCGATAGCCAATAAACGTACTTTACGCGCGACTTTATCCACTACTCGGACGTTTTCGATCACTTGATAATCGCCGCCTTCCACGTCTAATGTGCGACCGTCCGCCCAGTAGTAACCGTCATAGTCTGGATACCACATCGGCACAGAATAACGTGCAGTTTCAAGTGATTTTAAATGCGCAAGGGTAAGCTCATTGCCATCTTTGTCTAACGGTTTTTCGGCACTGCCTAGGCTCACTAACGCGCCTGTTTGTACCCGTGCAGGGCTATCTGCCACCGTCACGGCACGATTTGCCAATCGCCCTGCCAATACGCCCGCCTCATTGCCAAATAGTAAAGGCACAAGGCAAACGTGATCGGCGACAATGGTTTGTTGCAAAGTGGTAAGTTTCTGCACATATTGATCCCATGTTTCGCCATCAGATTGATCATGATTAATACCTTGTACAGCCTGGATAAAGAAAGTACGACGACCGAATTTAGCAAGTAGTTCTACGTAGCATTCTTGCAATTTCCCAATACTTGCTTTATCTACGCCTAAATATCTGGTATTGACACAATATTCAAAAGAGGCGGTTTGATTGGCTTTTTTCACACATTCGACAAAGTCATAGCCGTCTTCTTGTGCGATATACACGTGTGTTAACCAGTTTTGCCCAGCATTAAGCATGGCCGCACGCACTTGTTTTTTTAAGTCGGTATCGGTTTCGCCAAATACTTTGTCAAAATCAGAATCGGGCGTTAATGCCAATAACTTTCCTGGATTAACGGTGCCTACGCCAACAAATAATGCGTGACGTTCAATTTCCTTGGTTTCGCCACTTAACTGATTAAGGGCGTTAATTTGTACAGATGGGAACATTCTTTACTGTCCTCTTATTGTTGTTTTTGAGTATATTTTTGAATTTCCGCCAGGATAATCTTGGCGTTTTCTTCTTCACGTGTATCTAAGAATGAGCGTTTTTCCGTTGGAATTATCCATTGCGTTAAATGTCTACTCGGATTCATACCGTTCTTTTCTTCCAGTTTACGAATAATCAAACTGGCTTTCGCACGTGATAAGGTGCTGCGGATTTCGCTTAATGTTGGCTTACGGCGTTTCGCCTTGCCGTTTTTTGTTTTACCGTTTGCCACGGTATAACCTAAATCTTTTAATTTCTTTGCTTGGCGCAAGGTGCAAGGGTCAGACCCTATACCGCCTTTATTTTTGCCGGTGAACTCCGTTTTTTTGAATAAGTGCGGAATCCCTTCTTGGTGTTCTTGCGCAATTTCGCCCGTTCGTTTTTGCTTATAAAACAATGCGCCTTGCACTTTTTCGGCTTTGCTGTTGGCTAACTTAGCAATGCGGCGTAGCATTTTTGCCGTGCCGTTTTTACGCTTTTTCCAACTTCCGCCCATTGGGTTTCGTTGATTCGCCGCGCTTTTTACCGCTTGGCGTTTAATCATTTGCAAAGAGCGGATTAAAATTTCACGTTTTTTCTTATCGGGTAAACTGATGATTTCAAGATCTTTCAGAAACTTCTTTAAGTCTTCTTTATCAATCCCCATTCGGATTTTCATGTTCAACCCTTACGACAACGTCAATTTCTTCGGCGGTGAAAACTTCGACTTCATCCAATCGGTAATTCACCCCATCAATTTTTAATTCACCACTTCGATCTTCCATTGCGGTGAGTGGCTCACGGAAAGCAATAGTGAAAATCAAATCTGCAGTGTTATCATCGATAATGTCTAAATCAAATGGGATTTCACTTTCATCCAATACATCACGCATTGGATCGTTTTCGTTTACCCACACTTGAATATGCGCCATTAGATAAGCGGGGGAAATTTCGTTGAATGGCAAAGCCTCAAAGTGAAAGATACCGTTATAAGAAAGATGACAGACTTCAATGCCGTTTTCGGTCACTTGTCGCCCTTCATTCAATAATTTGCCGTCTTCAATCCAGCTGTAAAAATTCCCGTGATAACGTTTCGGCAATTTTGTGAGTAAAAACTCCGTCAGTTGCTGATACAGCATTTTCTTTACAGCAGCCATACCGATCCCCGCTTTTTACCTTTCAATGTGCGGATAGCGTGGGTTGCTTCTGCCAATAGGCTTTTTTGCTCGGCCACGTATTCGCGGTTTTGGTGAATTTCACGTCCTGAAAGGGTGTTAAATTCTGGGAGTAACTCCGCTTTGGCGCGGGCAAATACCGCTTTTTTGTACAAGGTTTCGGCATAATTTTCGCCATTAATCCACTGTGTTGAAATTTCTTGCACAGAATTGACCGCACTTTTACGGTGATTTTCTTCAACCTCGGCAAGATCTAAATTAACGCCTTGCATGGCGGCAATGAGTGCCGTTTTCACCATTTCTACAGGAATTTGTAATGGAATGGCGCGTTGCTTTTGAAACTCTTCAACATAAATATCCGACCAAAAGCCGTTATTGGTGATGACTGTATCATCGTAATCTTGTGTTCTGCCGTTAAACATTGCCTTCCTCGTTATTTTGGAGTGGGCGGGCGGTAAGTTTTTCAATAACAAGATCAAAATCAATTTGCTGTTTTTCCAAACTCAAGCCCGCCACTTGGGGAAGACTGTTCGGGTCGTAATCGCCCGATTTTGCCAATGCGTTTAAACGCATGACACAACGCTCAATCATATTTTTTACACCAGCTTTCTGATTGAGTTGGAAAGCGCGGTTACATAATTGAATAGCCAGCACAAGTGTTTCGGCATCATCAATGCCACTGGCTTGTACTTTGCCTTGTGAACTGCGTAAAAGCAGTGCCGCCGCTAATTTGAGCCACTTCGCCGTGACAATTTCGTGCAACTTCCACAGGGTCGCCACGTTTTTAAAAGTTTGTGTAAAATATGGCTCCACGGATTGACCCGCTGCGGCGGTTTTATCTGTCCAGTTGTAAATTTGGTCTGCGACAAAGTTTGGCAATGTGGTTTGCCACCCTTGTGGCATAGATTGATTTTGCTGAATTGCTTTTTCAGCCAGTGACAAGGCTCGGTCAAAATCAGCAATGTCAAACAAATACACAATGCAATAAACCAAGTAATCATTCTGATAAATTGCCCCTTTATCTAAATATTCATTCACAAACGGCAACCACTTTGGCAAAAATCGGTTGCGTTTATAGTCTAATTTTTCGGCACGTGTCGGGAATGCGCGTACTGCGTTCACATCATTTTGTAAGGCGATTTCAAGCACGGCATAATCATTACCGTGAGTCGCAACCGCACTTTGTTGTGTATTGCTCCCTGATACTTGATTAATGTCTGCTAATGCCTGCATTTGGCGTTGAAAATCTCGCATTCCCATTTGGTGTTAATTCCTATTCTTCACCGTTTAATTTCACTTTGGTGTGGTCGATAGCAGTCATTAAACCTAAATCTTCCACAACATAGCCTTCTTGTCGGTAGTAAGATGTCACCACACCTTTTTTATCTTCATCGTTACGTAAAGAACGACGTACACTTTCAGCTTCGGTATACACACTTAAATTTTTAAGCGTTGTCACTGCTGCAGCACGTGCTGGGAAGTTTGGCGGGGTAATGGCATTCATGCCACCGAATGAGCCCATTAAGTTATGTGAACCTAATGCGGCTTTTTCCGTAGGGGTTAAACCGTGTTTTTTCTGGATGAGTTTCGTTTCTTTACTGACTAAATCCGCACCAACAAGGAATACTAAGTCATTACGGTTTTGATGACGGAAATCTAAGCCTTGTTTTAAGTCAAAGGCTAAATCATCAAGATTCGCATAATCCGCGTTATCACCAAAAATAGTGATTTTGCCTGATGATTTTGTGGATTCGGTCATAAAGTTGGCCGCACGTTGTTCTTGTAAAAGTTTCAACCAACCTTTATTCACATCAGACAAATCTGCTTTAGTTGTATTATCTGCTACGCTTTGACCGTTCCAGCCAATTTGCAAGATGTCTAATGCAACTTGGTTTTGGAAATATTCGCTATAAAGCTCAACAAGACGATCCTTGAAAATGGCGAACGAATCGAATAATGCCCATGGCACAATAATGCCACTGTCCGTTTCCGCTAATTCAAAGCCATTTTGTGTATGATCAAGATTAGCCAGATTACGACCAGTTTGTTTACGACCAGTCACACCTTTTTCTGTTGCACCAAATAATTTTTGACCCTTCGTATGTGCTACCTGAATCATATTAATTTGTTTCAAGAAATCAGAACGCTGTTGAATATTTTCGGCTAACAATGCTGCTTCAGGTGCTTTAAGTGCAAAACTTTCGCCACGTAGAATTGAATCAATAGGTTGATTAAAGTGTTTCGCTAATGCTGCCGCTAGGGCGTAATACGCTTGTTTATTCATTGTTTAGAATCCTTTTGATAAGTCGATGTTGTAGCCGTTTACGCTATATACATTTTCGTTTTCAACGGTTGGCACACCATTTGGCACAATGGTTTGTTCTTGGCTTAATTCGTTGAATTTTTTATCCAACGCCTGAACCGTTGTTAAAAGTTGATTGAACTGTTCCGCAGTTACGCCTTGCGGTTGTTCATCTTTCTTTTCTGTTGGTTGTGGCTCTGGCTTGGTTTCCACTTTAGCTGAAAAATGGCTGTCAATTTTGGTGCCTAAACCATTCATAGCATCAATTAATTGCTTGAACTGTTTATCGTTCATTGCATCGTCCTCTTTATTATTGTTGTTATTGGGAGTTGGTTGTTCTTCCGTTTGAGTGGAAGATGAAAATAGTTTTTTAAAAACATTCGCAACAGCGCGGAATGCTTTATCTTCTTCGATATCTTCTTTTACAGAAAAATCGACTTTGACTAATTCACCAAAAACACTGCCCTTTTGTTCAGCGTTGAAAAATTTTAATTCTGTAGTACCAACAGATGCCGGCGAATCTGTCACGCCTAAGCCCGATAAATAGGCTTTTCCGCTATTACGGAAATTCGGGGTAATTTCAATGCTAGTGAATAAATACTGACCCGCTCTGTTGTATTCGATTAATTCTTGGTTGGGTGCGATGATGGCAAAAAGTTGTGTTTCGCCTTTTTCATTTTCCTCAGCTTTCAGTTCGATCACTTGCCCCATATTGAACCAACGGCGATGTTCTGGCCATAAATTCGCAGTGTAGTGTTCTGGATCGTATGTATCCGCCATTTCGTGCAATTCTTGAGCGGTGATTTGGCGACCGTCCACGGTGTAGCCCGATGTGGCGATACAAATAAAATCAGTTTTGAGTTTAGATTTGTTCATTTTAAAAATGCCTATGTTTCGCTTTGTTTGCGTAAGTGCCGCCATTTTTGCCGATCTTTTTTGCAAAATCACGGGGCTAAATTCGGATATATTCGGATATAGATCAATAACTGCGCGTATCCGAACAGATCCAATTTTTGCCATTAAAATTTTGCTGTTTTTGTTGCCACAATACGCCCAACACAACAACAGCAAGATAAAAGATGACGGAATCCAAGCTAAGAAAAAGAAAAACAAAACGCTACGATGACGAAGTGATTTATGCGGCAAAGTTTTTATATTTAAAAAAATACACGCCGAAAGAGATCGCTGAAGAATTAGGTTTAAATAGCACACGCCCGATTTACTATTGGGCGGAAAAATACAATTGGCGCAATTTAATCAGCGAAAGCGGGATTGAAGAATTGATCGCGCTACGCATTATCACGCTGACAGAACGGGAAAATAAAAGCGATCAGGAAATAAAAGAACTAGAAGCCCTGATCGATAAAGATATTCAGTACAAAAAGCAACGTGCAGCAACGGTAGCTAAAGTGACGGCTAAAAGTGCGGTCAATTCTAATGATATTTCTAGCGGTGAACGCGCCTTTGCCGACAGCGGTGACGGTGACGAACGTAAGAAGAAAAAGCGGGTGAAGAATGATATTTCCCACGTTACGCCCGAAATGTGCCAGCCGTTTATTGATTCGTTGTTTAATTATCAAAAACATATTCGTGCTAACAAGCACCATGATGTGCGCAATATTCTGAAATCGCGCCAAATTGGGGCGACCTATTATTTTAGTTTTGAGGCGTTGGAAGATGCGATTTTCAGCGGTGACAATCAAATATTCTTATCAGCTAGTAAGCGACAAGCAGAAATCTTTAAAAATTACATTGTGAAGATGGCGAGGGAATATTTCGGTGTTGAGCTAACCGGCAACCCGATTATTTTAAGCAATGGCGCGGAACTGCATTTTTTATCGACCAACAAAAACACGTCACAGGGTAATAGTGGTCATGTGTATGGCGATGAATACGCATGGATTCGCGATTTCCAACGATTCAATGATGTGGCTTCTGCGATGGCAACACACGCGAAATGGCGCGAAACCTATTTCAGCACACCGTCTTCAAAATTCCACGAATCTTATTCGTTCTGGAGTGGCGACAACTGGCGAGATGGCGACCCTAAACGCAAAAACGTGCCATTCCCAACTTTTGCAGAATTGCGTGACGGTGGGCGACTTTGCCCCGATGGTCAGTGGCGTTATGTGGTGACGATTGAAGATGCACTAAAAGGCGGTGCAGACAAATTATTCAACATTGAAAAACTAAAACAACGCTATAGCAAATACGCATTTAATCAGCTTTATATGTGTGTTTGGATTGATGATGCTGATTCAATTTTTAATATTAAGAAACTATTGAAATGTGGCGTAGATACGTCGAAATGGGCTGATTTTGACCCGAAAGCGGATCGCCCATTTGGCGATCGTGAAGTCTGGGGCGGATTTGACCCTGCACACAGTGGCGATGGGGCTAGCTTTGTGATTATTTCCCCGCCTGCGTTACCCGGTGAAAAATATCGTCTGCTTGCACGCTATCAATGGAATGGACTTTCCTATGTCTATCAAGCCAATCAAATTCGCGCCCTTTACGAAAAATACAATATGACCTACATCGGCATTGATGCCACGGGCGTGGGCTATGGGGTTTATGAATTAGTGAAAGAGTTTGCACGCCGTGCCGCTACGGCGATTATTTACAACCCCGAAAGTAAAACAGGTATGGTATTAAAAGTGCATGATTTAGTTGAGCATGGGCAAATTGAGTGGAGCGAAAAAGAATTGGATATTGTGCCTAGCTTTTTAATGATTAAGCACCAATCAACCAAATCTGGCAATACGATGACGTTCACTGCTGAACGTACAGTCAAAACACAACATGCCGATGTGTTTTTTGCGATTTGTAATGCTATTAATAAAAAATCTTTAAGTGATAAACCGCGCAAACGTCGCGGATGGAGTGTATTAAGTGGAAACTAATGTAAAAAAAGACAGTAAAAAAGGGATTTTTATTGCACCGATAAATGACCGCACTTTTTCCTTGAGTGAGATCACAGCCTCACCCGCATTGGATTATGTCGGTATTGGCTTTGATGAAAATTATAACTGCTATTTCCCCCCAGTGAATCGTCATGCACTGGCTAAATTACCTCATCAAAATGCACAACATGGGGGAATTCTGCATAGTCGTGCCAATATGGTGAGCGCACTCTACGAAGGCGGCAAAGCATTATCTCGTATGGATATGCGCGCACTTTGCCTTAACTTAATTCAGTTTGGTGATGTGGGACTTTTAAAAGTGCGTAATGGTTTTGGGCAAGTGGTGCGTCTTGTGCCGTTATCTAGCCTTTATTTACGCGTGCGCAAAGATGGCGGCTATTCGTATTTGATGAAAAAGTCACTTTATGATACCACACAAGAAATCTATCGCTATGATGCGAAAGATATTATCTTCATTAAACTTTACGACCCTATGCAACAGGTTTATGGATCGCCCGATTATGTAGGCGGTATCCAATCTGCACTATTAAACTCTGATGCTACTGTATTTCGTCGTCGCTATTTCAGCAACGGGGCGCATATGGGGTTTATTCTATATTCTACGGATCCCGACTTGACCGAAGAAATGGAAGAAGAGATCGCAAGAAAGATCAGCGAATCTAAAGGCGTTGGAAATTTCCGCTCAATGTTTGTCAATATTGCTGGTGGTCATCCTGACGGGTTAAAAGTCATTCCTATTGGTGATACGGGTACAAAAGATGAATTTGCCAATATTAAAAACATATCTGCGCAAGACGTTTTAACAGCACACAGATTCCCTGCAGGTTTAAGCGGCATCATTCCGACAAATACGGCAGGATTGGGTGATCCCTTGAAATATCGTGAGGTTTATCATTATGACGAGGTTATGCCACTGCAGGAGATCATAGCAGAAACGATCAATAGCGACCCTGAAATTAAAAATTTACTAAAAATCAAGTTCCGAGAGCAAAATTTTAGCAAATAAATTTACGCTCAAAGCCTATACAAAATAACAGTGTTATATATAATTATAGTTACATGTTAATTTTGTGGATTTTGGGGAAAATGGCAAGAACAACAGATATTTACTGCACTGTTTGTAATTCAAAATCAGTCATTGAAAGATCTGAACGCATACACAGTGAATTCACTCGCTATTATTGCGCGTGCAAAAATCCCCAGTGTGGTCATCGTTTTGTAATGAATATGGAGTTTGGTCACACAACCCGAAGTAGCAAATTGACTAAAGATAAATTGCTTGAATTGGTTTTAGGGAAACTTTCAGACGAAGAAAAAGCTAATTTACGAAAAATATTAGATGATGAAAAAAACCGCTAGAAATAGCGGTTTTTTTTGTGGAAATTTGAAAATAATGCTTGCGATTATTATACTATATAGTATAATTTATCACATCTAAGGCGGAATGCTTTAGATACAAGAAACCCCGCCTTGTTGGAACGCGGGGCTTCTAAGGAGCTAGAAAGATGAATGATCTTCAACATGTTTTCATCGTCCTAGTTGCCTACTTAATCGTGATGTTGGTTATCACAAAAGGTAGGTAAAAACTCGGTGGGGTGGTTGCAACACCCCACCGAACTCCTTAAATCTTAACGAAAGGGATAAAAAAAAGCAAGGTTTTATTATGGCTAACTCAAACACCGAACACAGCAAAAAACTCCGCGCAAAAACAGCAGCTGCACACACTAAAAAACTGTTAGAAACTGGCGAAGTGCGCCGAATCTTATTGCAGATGCCGACTGAATTGGCGGATGAATTTGATGCTGTACTTGCCGAATTTGGCGGATCGCGCCCTCAAGCGATTAAGGCGCTGTGTGAATTTTATCGGGCCAACAAAGGATAATAAACAAAAACGGAAAGTGGATGCTTTCCGTTTTTTTTTGTTATTTTATGCTCTCTGATTTAATTGTTGCATAATATAGTCAGCAGAATTAGCGACCATAACAAACGGTGCGCCCTTTGCTGCTGTTGCATCACTTGTGATTTCTTCATCAAATACGCGATCGCAAATATTATCTACGGCTTTCGCACCTTCTTCCGATAAATTAAGCAATAAGCCACTTTCAAAACACTCTGAAAAATCATCATCATTCATTGATGTGCCATCACCCGGTATATCCTCGCACTCAACAAAGTGCGTGATTAAATTAGCGTTGAAATAGGTTTCAACATGTTCATAACCATCACTTACCCATTCGCCTTTTAAATAAATAAAGTTTTCTTTAACGAAATTTAATTTTAAAAATTGAGCCATATTATTTCCCTTTTTAATTAATGATAATCACAGGCTTTTACAACCCGAAAAGCCTCAACATATTTAAATTTTTCGCCGTTAGGATGCGACCAACGATAACCAAACACTTTAATTTTGAATCTCCCGTCTGGCATTGTTTTTAATATATTGCAATACATTAAAAAATAGATTTTTGAACGGCTATTGAGCGAATGTTTGCATGTTAAATAATGTTCTCCATCCCATTCTTTAGGCTCTTCTTTACAAATATTGTAATTCATATTTCACCCCTCAAAGAATACACAACACCCACATAAACATCCCAATAATCCCGCCAACCGCTCCACTGGCAAGCCCTAACAAAACGTGGCTTATACGTTCGCGTTTTATATCGTCTTCTAATTGTTTAATCGCGCGGACAAAATAGCGGTTAATGGATTCGCTTGATTCGTTTTTAATCTTTAAACTGCGGTTAGTTTGTTGTAAGTGGATTGATAGCGCCCATACATCGGCTTTTAATTTTTCTACTTCAATTTGACCGCACTTTTCCGCACGTTTTGCCGCCATAATTTGGCGGATTTGTTTCTGTTTTCTTTTATTCATTTGCGTTTTCTCCTATTGAATACGTTGTTTTTTATGAAAATCTTTGAGCTTTTGAAGATTTCTCGGCACAGGGGAAAGCGACGTCATCATATTTTGATTCCGTTTCACTAACTGCACATCGTTTTCGGTGAGTGTTAAGGCTGTATATTTATCTATGATTAGCCGTTTATACTTGAATAAATAGTCTAATTTTTGTGCGCTAAGCGGTGCGCAGATCGGTTGTGTCAGTAATTTGATCTTTTGCTCAAGAATTGAGCGGTTACAGTTACTGACACAAGTCCAAGGCGCACTGCGTGCGCTATTGTTAGCGGTTGAGCTACGCTCAACCATAGATTCAGTGCGTTGTGCAAAATCTTGTGGGCGTTTTTTAATTTGCCATTTTTTGGTGCGTGAGATGACTTGTTTAAGACTAAATCGGTTAGCCAGCCCAATAATGGCTTTACGCTGTTCACCATATTTATTCGCTGGCTTGGTTTCATAATCTAGCTTGATGGGTTGATCAGTACGTTTAGCAAGCGCACCGCCTTGAATTTCCATATAGGCGGCATAATCATTCGCTATGCCTGCTGCCGCTTGGGCTTTATTGATAATTTCATCATCGGCTTGACCGCTGATTAATCGGCGCAATTCGCGCCAAACAGAAATTGATGCGCCACCGTAGAACTGGAACTGACGAATGCCCCAACGGCTCGCCCATGCACGAACGCGCAAGGCGTTGTCGTGTAGGTTTAGTGTCGGGTCTTCGTCTGATACTTCGCCTGCAAGGGCGAAACCGTCAATATTTTTCGCAATGTATTTGGCAATGTAAGCCGTTGCACTGCCTTTTGCTTTATCGCATTCTTCCACTTTGCAACGGTGTTCTGCTGCGCCTTTTTCATTGCCGTCTAACTCTAGGGCCTTTTGTTTAAATAAGCGGATGACTTCTTCTTTATGTTCTGCTGGCACATAAGCTAGCGCATGCCAGTGTGGCGTGCCGTCTTTGTGCGGCTCTGCCACACGCATACCGTAAAATTTAATATTACGTTTCGACAATAACGCGCGGAACTGTTGCCACACTTTATTCAGATAGTTTTGTGTCTCGCGCGGATTCACCCCCGACCATTTTTTGTTGCCGTTTCCTGCGTGGAATGATGATGGCGCAGTGAGGGTTAAAAATAAGGCTTCATTGTTGTTTTCTTCTGCCCATTCTTCCAAGCCACGCAAGCGCACCATCATTTCATTACGACGTAATGCGGGGTTAGATGATGATTTTAAGAACATATCGAAAAGTTCGACCTGTTCTTCTGGGTTGTCGATGTTTTCAATAATCATGGCGCGCAAGTAATCGTGATTCTTACGTTGTTGGAGTTGCCATTCCTGAAAACTTTGATTAGAGATATAACTGGCGGCATTGGCGCGCACCTCGCCACAGGCAATGGCAACGTGTTCAACCATTCTGCGTTGCGTGGTGCGCATTTGCTTAAACCACCATTTTTCGCACGTAAGGCGAATTAAAGTGCTATCAATATGTTCGGACCTGATGCGTTTGTCATTTTCTATTTTTTCCCAGTGAGGGATTTTGAAACCCGCAGAAAGGGCAATTTCGCCACACCATTTATAGAGCTGATAGAAATAGCCTTGAATATCGTCCTCATTGTCGCTTTCAATGCCATTTTTTAAAAAGTGGGTGCAATCAAATTGGAATTGCGTGAATGCTGTGGCAATTTGGTATGCCATCGCTTTCAGCTTACTTTCGGTGATTAAGTAGAAAGGTAGTTGTTTTTGCTTTTGCTGGATACCGAATACTTGAAAACGGAATCCGCTGTAATGCAACTCGTTATAGTGTTTTGCGAGTTCTTCACGTGTTGACACAGTGGAGAACTGCACAGCTTGTTGCATTTCATCTTTAACAGATAGCAGCCATTGTGGTGTATTGATGAACGCTTGCAAAAAATCGACGTTCACGTTGTACTGTGAAAAGACTTTTTGTAAACGCACATCTAAAACATCGCGTAAATAATCATTAGCGTGGCGGCGTTGTTTATTGCCGATGGCAAAAGCAATCGAGCCATCGTCTTTTACAGAACGATAGGCCTTAATATAAAGTTTGCGGAAATATTCACGCTGACGTTGGCGTGGTAGGTTTTCAAGTTTTTGTTCGATAAACTCAAAATCAGCTGGATTAGTGGCAAACAACTCCAACTGCAGTGGTGTGTAACAGCTTTCGTCAAAAGGCAGAAAAGTGCGGTCAAATTTATGCCCATTCTCTGCCGCTTGATGGCGTTCACAGGCAACCGCCGCCATGTGTGCATTTTTGGCGGTGACGGTGTTGTCGCGTTGCTGTTCCCACATTTTCGTATTCACTTTTAACTTTTTATGATTTAAATTCATCTAAATAAAATTTAGATGAATAGAACTAATGATGATAGATAAAAAAAGTGTTTATGCCTGCGCATAAGTGGCTTGAATTTCGGTGATGCGTTTTACTTCTGCGTAGATTTCTTCTAATTTTTTAGCGACGTCAGATAGCGCATTTATATCATCCCCCATCAATTCACAAAGAATGAGCGTATCAACCACCGCGAATAAGTCTTTACAAACTTTCCCGCCAACTCGTTCATAAGTGCCATTTTCTTGTAGTTCAATTTTGTAAATAATGTACTTCTCTGTTTCGCTTAACTTAATGCTGTAGCGATTTGATAATTCAATAATGTGTTCTTGCATAAGATTTTCCTTAATGGGCAAATTTGGTGTAGTTGATCCAGTTGTCTCCCGCCGTAATATATTTGCTGAAATAATAATCGGCGGCTTCTTCATCGCCTTGGCGTTTTGCGTTGAGCCATTTTGCGTATAAATGGCAGGCTTCTTTGTGCCAGCGATCGGCGTATTTTTTGATAATGGTTCGGTTTTTCGTTGCCATTATTTCCCCCTTGTGTGTGGGTCGATATTGTAAAAATCACGACGGGTTAAATCGCGCGGAAAAAGCGTGCGAAGTGCTGACATGGCGTGAAAGGCTTTGGTTAATTTATCAATGCCTTTTTCGTTGTAATGCCATAACTTATCGCCAGTCAGATCGGGCGAGATATAATCTTCAAAGGGTTCAATATCTGCTAACGCTTTTAACATGCCTTTTTGCTCATCGGAAAGATGATTAAAAGCGCGTTCAGTGGGATATTTACTCAAGCCCATTTCATGCAAAGTTTCTTCGCTATTTCTTGCTTTCGACATTGGCACACCGTTTAAACGATGCCATTTTTCTACCGCACTTTCGTTTTCAGACACATACATTGCCGCGCCCTCGCTTTTTTATTTACCTGTTTTGTTGTATGCTTGCCCTAAAATAAATAAACGGTTACTTAATTTAAGGATTTCACATGGCGAACGATCGGATTGAAAAAACAATTGAAGATATGCAAGCACAGATTCATCAGCAGCATTTACAACTGGCACTTCAAGAACGTGTGATGGGTTGCTTGTTGCGTGGACTTTCTCGCCACCCTGATTTGCTTGATGATGTGGAGAACGAGCTTCACATAATGATTGATTCAACGTCTCAAAAATCGCCCGAATTGCTTGATGTGCTTGTGCCTTTTGTTGAGCGTTTGGCGAAACGGGATTAGATTGTTTAATTACAGCCGTAATTTCTTTGGTTTGTTCAATAGTGATTTCGCCTTTTTCGACTTTTTCTTGAACAAAGAATTTAAAGGTTGATGTTTTAGCCATTGTCTTCCCCTTATAACTAAAATCTTTTGGAAACTAACCGCACTTTTGTGCGGTTTTTTATTCTTGTTTAGCCGCCTGTTTGGCAATCGCGATTAAATTCACTAACACTGAGCCCCTTTCCGCTTTTTTATCTGCAATAGGCAGTTCGCCTGACGCTCTCATCTTTCGCACCTTGTCTAACGAAAGCCCAGTAAGCTCGGCATATTTCTTTAATGTGACATAAGGCGCGTGGATCTGTACATTTATACAAATTGCATTTTGGCTGTTCATTGCTTAAACTTCCCCTTGTTAAATATTGGTATATATTGATTTATGGCTCATTTGCGTAATTATAATATTATGGCTCATTTGAGAATGTCAATATGAATTTATGGCTCATTTTATGAATAATTTAGAATTGATTGGCGGAAAGGATGTCATTGACCGCATTCAAAAAGCATATGGATTTGCAAAAAGAAAAGATTTAGGCGAACACCTCGGGATCTCGCCCAGCACGTTTAGCACTTGGGTTTCTCGTAGTTTTTTTCCTGCGGAATTAGTCATTCGTTGCGTGAAAGAAACGGGCGCAAGATTGGATTATGTGGCCTATGGAAATGAGCCGATTTTCGATAATTCAGACGACCTGAAATATTTTCATACAATAAAGCTAGAAAGCGGAAAATCTTTCATAATGGAAAATAAACCCTTTCTTTTGCCTTACTTACCGAATTTAGACAGCCGTGAAAGTTATGACAAAGTGTTTCGTATTGATGAAGACAATCACACCTACTTTGCCACTAGCGATTACGGCAATCTAGTGGATGGCGAATACTTCGTCATCGTCGAAAACTCCCATCTTATCCGTTATATCACTGTGCTACCTGCAGGAAAAATCCGTGTGGACGGCGGCAAATTCAGTTTTGAATGTGAATTGAGTGATATTGATGTGGTGGGGAAGGTGATTCTTAAAATGGAGAAAATGTAATGAAAAAATTAATCGGCTTGACCTGTCTATTATTTTCCTCATATATCCTTGCCGAAACGATTGAATCTGGTGATTATCAACCGATGAACATTATCGCTGATGATTATTCAATGAACAATAAGCCCGCGTTTAGTTTTTCTTTTGGAAAGGCTCAAAATGATTTTTTTTCATTTACTGCACAATGTTCCATTTTCGACAAAAAGAGCAGCAAAACATCAACAAAGGGCAAGAGCGTTTATGATATTTCGCTTGAATATCATAATGGCGTAACTAAACAATATATGATCAGCGAATCAAAATTTGATACTTACGTTAATTTAGACGTATTTATCAAAGAGAAAACATTTGTGTTTGTTATTGATGGCCAACTCTATGACACATCATCAAATAGTCTTTATACCGTGGGCCCGCAAAGTGTTGTGTTAAATGCAAAAGAAATGCGTGAAATTCGTGATGGGTGTAGAAAACGGTAAATTAAATGTTGAAAAAATTTTTAAATGACGAATCAAAAGCAACAATAATAGACTTTCTTTTTTGGCTTTTGGTTTATCCGTTTGTAATTGCGTTTGCAGTGGCTTGTGTTGCTTTTTCTGTTGCTAACCCATCTTTTATATCTTCTTTATGTTCTATTGTGGCAATCATTCTAGCTTGCCTAGGTTTTGATTCATGGAAGAAACAGAAGATTTTTGATCTAGAAGTAAAATTATTAGAGTCTTTAAAAAAATTAAACCAAAAGGTACTTTCGTTACGTTATGAAATTAGGCTTGGTATAAATTTTTGGGAAATATGTGACAGGTATGCAAATCAGTTAATGCAGATGAATATAGATTTAGAAATTGATTCTTTAGTTATTAATAAGAATGATGAATTAGCTGATTTATTAAAGAAGAATGAACTCTTATATGGCAGACTGGTACACATAACTGCATACAAAATACTATCTCATGAATTAGATAATAAAAAATTTGTAGATCAATTAATTCAATCTGTTTTTGATGAATCAAATAATCTAATAAAAAACTTCAAATTATAGTAATGGCAGTTCGTAAAGACACAAAAAACGGTAAATGGCTTGCGGAAGTGTATGTAAACGGCAAGCGATCACGCAAATGGTTTTTAACCAAAGGCGATGCGCTACGTTTTTATAATCAAGCCAAAGAACAAACGACAAGTTCGGTTGATTCTGTACAAGTTTTGGAATCAAGCGACTTGCCCGCATTAAGTTTTTATGTGCAGGAATGGTTTGATTTGCATGGCAAAACGTTGTCAGACGGTGAGGCACGTTTAGCCAAACTAAAGAACTTGTGCGCGAACTTGGGCGATCCGCCTGCCAATGAATTTAACGCTGAAATCTTTGCCGACTACCGCAAACGCCGCCTTGATGGTGACTTTTCTTTAAATAAGAATAAGCCCCCGAAAGAAGCCACTGTAAACCGTGAACACGCTTACTTGCGGGCAGTTTTTAACGAATTGAAATCATTACGGAAGTGGACTGCTCAAAATCCCCTTGACGGCGTTCGTTTATTTAAAGAGCGCGACACCGAACTTGCTTTTCTGTATGAGCGTGATATTTACCGCCTATTACTTGAATGTGATAACTCACGAAACCCAGACTTAGGCTTAATTGTTCGAATTTGCTTGGCAACCGGTGCACGTTGGAGTGAGGCGGAAACGCTAACCCAATCACAAGTAATGCCATACAAAATCACGTTCATAAATACAAAATCAAAGAAAAATCGGACCGTGCCTATCAGCAAAGAATTGTTCGATATGTTGCCGAAAAAGCGTGGCAGATTATTTAATGATGCTTACGAATCCTTTGAAAATGCTGTTTTACGTGCCGAAATTGAATTGCCAAAAGGGCAACTAACCCACGTTTTGCGCCATACATTCGCCAGCCATTTTATGATGAATGGTGGGAATATTTTAGTGTTGAAAGAAATCCTCGGACATTCAACTATCGAAATGACAATGCGTTATGCACACTTCGCCCCATCGCATTTAGAAAGTGCGGTTAAGTTAAATCCTCTTTTCAATCCTGCTCAATAA